CTCAATCTCCCCCATCGCCCGAAGGGAGGCATCCACCTGTGCTTGGATTGTGGATCCCTCACGCTCCGCCCGCAAAAAGTGGTATGCACTGATGACCATGCCCGCAGTTGAGGCATCATCATAGTGTGACTGGTACACAGGGTCACTGATATCCCCATCGCCTGTGGCGATGATAACAAATTCAGCGCCCGCGTTTTTCGCTGCAGCTAGGCTGTATCCGTCTTGGTACTTGGACACATCCACCCCAAAAATCACACCCATGTTGGACTGGGAGTCGGGGGCACCACTACCTGGCTCCTCGGCGCCTGCTAGCCACGGCAGGGGGTCGATCTGTGAACCTGGCGAATACCCATACGGCATGACCTCAAAATGCAGGTGTGGTGCCACACCACCGTTGGTGGCACTGTTCGGGTTCACATGCCCAATACGTTGACCTGCTTCCACATGGTCGCCCACATTGACCTCACCCACTATGTGCCCATAGATAGTATGCCCACCACCTTCATCGTCGGAGTGGTCCACACGTATCCACCCCGCGGGGGCGGGCCCACCAAACCCGCTTGCCGCGCCTGTCTGTACTACTGTGCCTGCCTGTGCGGCGTACACCGGGTTCCCACCCGAGCCGCCCTCACGCCCGAAATCCACACCATTGTGCATCCCAGCGTACTCGCCACTTCGGTAACCGAATCCACTGTACACTTGTCGCCCTTCGCCGAAGGGCCAACATCGTCTCGCCATTAAAAATCCTCTATTCTTGCCTGCGCTGGCTTGTCTAGCGCTTTCACTAAGGGTGACTCCTCTGGCTCCGCAGTGAGCAGTGTTGGTTTGAACTTACCTCCGCCCAGCGCTGACACTGCTTGTAGTAGCAGTTGAAGATAATCCGCCTGTAGTTCGTCTATGGTGGCCCCCGCCCCTAGTGCGGTTGCCGTGTGGGAGCCTGGGGGCAGTCGAAGCGCTAGCTCAACTGCCCCATCATACCCCCGCATCTGTATGGCCTCCTCGGGCCATACCCCGTAGTGTCGGAGAAAGTCCGCGTCTAGACTTGATTGTCCTGTGACTGCTGTGAGGTGGCCCCACCCAGCAGTTTTCCCAACTCAGTCACCGTAGCCCATTCTTGCAGCAGGGCAGCAGCCTGGCTGTTGGACAGGCGCAGTTCCGTGATGCCGGGTGCCAGCAGTTCCAGGACAGCTGTGGAGGATTTCTCCTCAGAGATTGCCCGGATGACAGCTAGCCGTTGGTCATCGTCAAGGTCCAGGATGTTTTTCAGTTCGATTACTTGTCCCGAGCTGGTTTCGAGTTCCAGGCCTGGGAATGCCTTGCGGGCTTTTTCCTCTAGTTCAGCAAAAGTGATACGTGCCATGTTATTTTCTCCTTACTTAATTCCTGCTTGGTATTTGGGTAGGGCTTCCCACCGCATCCGTTCTATGCAACGATCGTCATGGTCTGCCAGGATTTTCTCATTCAGCTCACCCACAACTTGGTCTAGGTTAGCCGCCTCCACAAGTGTTTCAGGCTCATAGTACCGCTTGTCAATTAGGTCATGGATTTTTGCGTCTCCACCACCCAGCTTGGCGAGTGTTTCAGCAAACAGCTGAACCTTGGGGGCTACACCGTAGGGTGTCTCGATGAGGGCTGGCGTGTAGCTCACAGCTTCACAACATTCCCGCCAAGGTTTCCGGTACCGGAACAGTGTGCCCATAATCTCTAATCCTTTACCAGTGAACCGGATTAGTGGGCCAGGGCGGAAAGTGAGCTTGCGCTTGTTTGTGTGTATTCCCAGCGGTACATCGTACCGGAACACCTGCCTCCCATTGTCCAACATTATGGTGTCCCCTTGGAACCACATCACCGTGCTCTTTGTAAGCAGCGCTTTTGTGATTGCGGCTAGCATCACCGTGTGCGTGTCTCTTAACCAACCTTGTTGCACTATCCCAGCTCCCCCAGTCGAAGCGTGGCGTAGCCCTTGATGTCCAGAACACTGTCCTCATCATGGGAACCATCCCCGTCAGTGAGTAGTCGCGCCACCTTCAACATGATCATACAGGAAGCTACTTGTTGGGGGGTCACTAAGATCCCTAGAACGTCGCCCCACAGTGTGGCAATACGCTGGAAGCTTTCATGTGCGTCACCGTACGCCTGCTCCCGCTCTTGCAGGAGCCTTTCTGTCGTCATCACTGTTGTACCTCTTCTACGTCGCTATCCAACTCCCATGCATACTCCACCTCAAGGTAGCAATCTGCAATATACGGTCGCACTTCCAGCACAGCCTTTCTGATGGCTTCTTCCTCTGTTGAGGCTTCCACCGTGACTGTGGTAGTCACCAGCTTACTGAATGGGACTTTATACAAACCCATGGTTCTCTCCTTTGCACCATTCGAGTGTTGCTCTTGTATTATTACACACGCTGACACACGTGTCAACTAGCGGTATGAGTTACCCCACCTGTCACCATGAACATCCACGTCAACAGGGAAATGTACCCCCTCTATGGTGGTCTCCATCATCTGGGGCACTTCCTGCTTAAACTGCTGGAGCAGTTCCGTCGGCACCTCGTAGAGCACTTCATCATGCACCGGTAAACGCATATATTGGCCCCATTTGCTCCGCCACACGCGCACAATGGCACTGGCGGTCACGTCACGTGATGCAGACTGTACCATATAGTTCACAGCACGGTAATGCTGCGCCCTTAGTGGTATCTTGCGTCCTGTTTTCGTGACCACGTACCCCCGACGCTTAGCGGCTTCCTGGGAAGCCTCACTAAACAACTTGTACTCTGGCCACTGCCTCTCCAGGGAGTCAATGACTCGTTTAGCCTGTGGATAACCGATACCTGCCTGGCTGGCTAATGCGGCCGGGCCGCCTCCATACACTGCCAGAAAATTAGCCATTTTACCCACGCTGCGAGACACTCCAGCACTATCCGCTGTGATCTGGTGTAAATCAGCACCACTTTTTAGCTGTCGCTGCAACGCTCCTGCACCACAGTACACGGCCAGCATGCGCAGTTCCTGGGAACTGTAGTCTACAGACACCAGTGTGTGCCCTGGCCTTGCTACTATGCAGTCCCTGATGTAGGAATCACTACTGGGTAGCTGTTGTAGGGGCGGCTCGCTCACGGACATGCGCGCAGTGACGGCCGCCAGTGACGTTATTTTAGGGTGTACCACACCGTTCAGTTTTGATAGGTAGGTGCTGTCCAGTTTCTTGGCGTGCTTGCCGCGCAGTACTATGTTACCCAGTGGGTGTACACCTTCCACCAGTCCTTTGATGGAATGTTTACCTGTGGGTGTTTTCGGCAGTTTGACCCCATCTGCGGCTATGATCTCAGCCACCAGCGGCGAACCCAAGGCCGACACACCCCAGTTCTGTGCTGCCTGCGCAGCTTCCTGGTGGATCTTATGTTGCTCCTCACGCTTCGCCTTCACGGCTTCATCGTCTACCAACAAGCCCACATTGGACATGTAAGAGCAGGCTTCCATAACCTCGTGCTCCCAATCCACTAAGTGGCCCATGTTTAGCTCATTGATGCGCTGTTGTAGTAGGGGCACCATGTGGGAAAGAGCGACCACATCGTTGGTGGCGTACCTGATGAACATCTCATTGCCAAGGGGCACTTTGGCGAAGAACTCACCGACTGGAACGCCCGCCGCTTTTGCGGCTTCCTTCACGAGCCGCTTATCCTCACCGAACTTTTCCGCCAATCCCAGTGCTTCTAGGGTGGCTGCGAAGGAGTGCCCTGGCCCGCCGTCTTTGGGGCCTCTACTGTCCACGAGATGCGCTAGTATGCGCGCGTCACGCCAGCGTAATCGCTTAGTGTCAACACCCGCACGGGCTAGAAACGCAAGGTCGAAGGGAGCGTTAAAGAACCACCATTCGTGGTGGTACAGCCATTCATGGCGGGTGAGTGCCACATCAGCTGGTATCACAAAGCCTTGCCGCTGATCACCAACCTGTATGGTACGTAGAGTGTCTGACTCCGGGTCCAGGCCGGTTGTTTCTGTGTCCATGCACCAAACCCCCCTAACGGGGGTAATGAGGTGGTGCAGTACCTGCCCCATTTCGTGGATAAGCATCAAAAACCTCCAGTTATAAGTAAATGGGTACTGGAAGACCATCCACGATCTTGACGAACCCTTGCTGCCAGTTGGCTACACGGTCACCCATGTACCCTACCCGCGATACATCGATCAGGTGCCCTGTCTCGACACCCCACACAGTTCGTGCCAAAGGCCCGTGCCCCACTGTGGAGGGTATCGCAGCCAAACGATGGGTGTGCCCCATGATTAGCGAACTGTGGGTTTTCTTAGCTGCATTCAGCGCCGTCATACCCGCAACCTGATTCAGACGAACACCACCCTCATGCCCATGGATGAACGTGAGCCCTTGCTCTACTTCCCACGGTGGTTTCAGTCGGATATCGTACGCATCCATTTGCAGGAGGTTCTTATACGACCACGCCTCACCTGTCTCAGGTAACGCAGGCACCCGATCCACCAGATACTTCTGTGCCCTCAGGTCATGGTTACCCTCCAGCGCCTCAATGGGGCCCTTATACACCTTGCGCAGCGGCTCTATCAGACGCTTGCGAGCCAGCACTGCGTCTCGAACCACACCACCAGCGAACTCCTCACGGGTACCAGCGGACCACCGTGAAGGCTGCGGCAAGTCCAGCACATCACCCATCAGAATAACCTTCGCAGGCTTCACCTGAGCAATATACTTGAGTACCGCCTGGAACGCTTTCATGTCCGTCAGAGGAAAATGAAGGTCTCCCATTGCAATGATTGTTTCACCTGACATGATCAAGCAACCCCTCTATCTCCCATCGAAGCTTGTCAGCAAACGCCACCGCCTCATCCTGTTGGACCCCCCTTTGCATCAGAAAATCAAGCGCCTCCCCCCAAAGAACGCCCGCCAGGCATATTACTAAGTCTGAGTCCAACTTAACATGCCCCTCCAGATCTACACAATCCCATAATAACCTAACCATTCTGTTAACTCTTCTTCTTTCAACAAATCACATAAGTCCTTACCCTCGGGTGTAATGACGCCACCCCACTCAGAAACCATTTCACGACCAGCATCATCACCATCCCCCACAAACAGACGGACAGGCAGCCTTCGTAGCAGTTTCTGCCAGGTAGGGCTTGAACGCAACCACTGCGCCCCAGGAACACCCAAAGCAGCAACACCCACTGTCTCCAACGCCAGGGCATCCTTCTCGCCCTCACAAACAACCAATGGAGTATTCAACGGGATACTCCCCCGTGGCATGTAGATGCTGCCAGGCACACCCTTAGGGCTACGATATTTCGCTTTACTACCCTCATGGCGGGCGCGCTCAAATATTTGTACCAGCGAACCACTTGGTGTGGTCCTCAGGTACGGGATGTGCACCACACCCGATGGATCTTCCCACCATCGAGCTACTGCTGCCACACGCGCGGACACACCACATTCCAACAGGTACTCACATGGTTTGTCTATTGTGGGTGGCTCCTGTACTGCCCACAGGCTTCCGTTAATCTGCACCTGGGCACCCACAGAATCCCCAACACCTGTTTTGCGAACATTCACATGCTCACCACATGCGTAGCAGTGCAGCTGCTTCTCATCCAACTGCATTGACGGGTTATTGTCCTGGTGTGCGTAACACAGCACCTTGCCCGACTGGGCTGGCCGTGGGCTACGCCCACCCTTCTCTACATACACCTGATACGCTTCACTCAGGGACATACACAACCATACTTAACAACTTCTTAGCCGGTGGATTACGGAAGTACTCTACCACACGAAGGGCGGTCTCCTCATCGTACACCCTACCAATAACATCCTTGTTGCAAGGCCCACACAACAGTCCGCGCACAAGCCCCGTCTGGTGATCATGATCGACCGCCAACCGCTTAGTCTTACCCGTGGCACGCTGACACACAGCACACACACCACCCTGCTTATCATACAGTTCCCAATACTGCTTCGGAGTGATGCCGTACGTGCGGAGAATACGCTGCGCCCAGGCTTTCTCCTTACTGGCCTTACGAAACTCACGCATACACGTCACACACCGGGGACCCGGTCGGCGCACCGTCTTCCGCACCACCCCACAGTCCTTACACGTCAACGCCTCGGTACTCTTGGCACCCATTTCTCACCACACTTCCTATGCCTATCCTTCACACTCTGAATATGAATCTCTTCACCATCCCGACCATCCGCTGTGAACATCACTTCAGGAAACCTGCCAAGCTGACCACGCACACCCGACAACGGCACAGGCTCATCACCCTCCACATACTTAGATGTCACATGATGTAACGCCAGGACTGCAATGTTGTGCTTCCTAGCCAGGCGAGCCAAAGTGCGAACACTAGCCTCTTCAGACTCCCACTCACCAGACTCAGCAAGGTTGGCCAGATTGTCCACAACCATGCCCTGAGGCATGGTCCCGAACGCGTGCTGCCACATGTCCAAAGCCTCATCCAAACCATCCCACGACACCCACGGGCAAACCAGCTCACCGCCCAGCTTACCCAACCGGTAACTAAACGTAGCAGGCGACATGTCCCACGCCAAATACAGGGCGTCTGGCACAGACAACGCCCACTGCATCCCCAGCCACGACTTACCCACACCCGGCGCCGCCGCAAGCATCGACACCCCGCCACGCGGAATACTAATAGGCTCTCCCACCATCTCAGGGGGTTCCTGCGCCGTCAGGAGCTCAAACACTCTGCCCCCGACCTCACAGAACCATCAGGGTAACGGCACACCGGCAAGGACGTGTGCCCAGACGCCCAACTAGGCGCGGCTTCCTTATCGATCTCCACAACAGTGAAGCCCTGTCTACTCAGCATCAGCTTAGCAAACACACAGCGCCCACAACCCCCACCAGTCACCATCTCAACTACGTCACTCAATTACAATCACCCTCCCCTTTAACGCATCCTCCAGCACACCCTGCTCCATCCTTCGTAACGGCTTCGTACACACACGGTGCGCCTCCACCACAACACCAGTCACCCACAAATCAACAACATACCAGCACCAGAGAAGCCCACCCACCACGAAGGACACAATGTTCAAAAGCCACTTTTTGCGACCAATGAACAACCGAACAGGCCCCCAAACTCTACGCAACATCACAGCTCCACAACCTCCACAGTCAACGTACCAGGCACGCCCGACAAATACGGGTCCAACTCCGCCAAACCCTGACGCTCAGCATCCACAGCAGAATCCGAATCAACCTGCACAGACTCCACCGTAAAGTACTTCGCCGTCACAAGAAAACGACTCACCTCAAAGCCTCCCAATCACTGGGTCCACACGCCTCACAACGCTCCTCGCCACAAGGCGTGCAATCACCCAACTCAATTAAATCAACACAAGACTGCAACCAACCGGCAACAGCATTCAGGTCACTCACCCGCACTGTTCTAGTCATCCTACCAGTCGATGCTTTGATTATAGCACCCCTAGTGCACTCCACACCAAACTGCTCCCGCAACCCCAACGCGTACACCCCCAACTGCCACGGGTCCGCCGGTGTACGCCCCGTCTTCAAATCCTGCACAACCACCCCCCATTTGGGGTGGTTGATCACCCGGTCAGCAAACCCCACAACCTCCACCCCCGACGGCAACCAAAACCTAAACGGAAGTTCAACACCAACACCCCCATCCGGGGCTACCCACACATCCTCAACAGGCATCCGCTCAAACAAACACCCCACCTGCTCCAACACCAACCCCTCACGCCGCACAACATCATCAGCAGGCGAATAAGAACCAGAACCAAACCACGACCCCACAGCACCACACTGCTCAGTCACACGCTCAACCTCACGCCAATACACATCCCGAGCAAACCCCAAAGACTCCTCCAAACCCATCACACGCCCCTGCTTCTCCCACACCTCCAACCACTCATGCACAGCAATCCCCTGCGGCAACCAAGCCGCACCACGCCCCGCAACACCATCCACATACCGACGCTGAAACAAAGCCCCACACCGCCACACGGTACTCGCCTTAGAAAAAGAAATACGCATAGTTTCAACAACAACCACACACCATCACCCCCTGTCAAAAACCACCCCCGACTGTAACCCACACCACCAACACACCTGAAGCTTTATCCACAGGAAACCAAGCACCACCAAACCAAACAAGTCAACCCCCACAAAACAATAGGGCCACCCAGGGGTACCCCCCAAAACCCCAGGTCAGGACCGCAGGTGTATGGCCCTCCGGCCCTGCGTGAGGGTTTAATGGCACAGCAAAGCTGATATGAGGCAGCTAGTTTGCAGGTTTATCCACAGGTTTATCCACAGGTAGAGTTAGTTTTTCCACAGGTGTGCACCCACCTCCTGTGGGCGCTAACCTAAGCCACCCCAACCAGTTAGCTAACTGTGACCTCGGCCACGTTCTTCCGAACGCAGCCAGTAACCACTGGTTTCCTGTACCTAACGTGGGTGAGCGCTTTTAGCGCTCACTCCCTATGTGTGGTTTAAGTCACTGTTTCCTGTAAACCTGTAGGTTAACTACTACATGTATCTAGTTAACTACATGTAGGTTATATATATATATATATCAACTACCCTGCTTCTTAAGAAGCAGGTAGGTTATATTATATCTTAC